GCGAGTTAACTGGAGTAACTCCGACTGTCTCGGCCGATGCGACAACGCCTGAATTTTTTACTATTTCACCATTTTGTAGTTGTAGTCCGTAGAAGTAGTTATTTCCCGTCGTCGCAGTGTGGTTGCTAAGTTGATATAAACCAACATATCCAAATGTACCGGCGCTTTTCTGAAATTCAGCAACATGTTTGTTGCCATCGTCTACGGCAAACGTGGATATTGCCCATTGATAATTATTGCCCGTTGCTGTTGCTACAAGGTTTCCATCAGAAAGCGTTGCGCCAGCCCACAGTGGGTTAAGGGTTGATGCGTTCAGTGTCGGGGTATCAGGTTTTTGATCTGCCGCTGCCAAGCCACTGCTAGTAAAGTCGTTGCCGTTGCCGCTACTGTCGTCACCAAGTGCAGAACTGTCCTGCCCTTTTAGGTAGAAGCCGTTGGTTCCAAACGTCAGGCTTGACGCATCCTTCGGTATCCAGACGCCATTAGCGTTAGTTTCACCAAAGCTATCTGGTCCTAATTGTTGACCATCAATAAAATAATATTCTGCAATGTACCCATCAAATGGACCATTAACACCTTCACCAATTAAATGCTCTACAGCGGAGTTAAGAAACCCATCAAAGTTTTGACTTGGATATGTCGCCGTTCCAAAACTAGTTACTTGAGTTCCATTTATATATACCTTGATACGATCAGCGGCAGTGCCTTGTGTGGTATCAAAAGCAACAACTAGATGAACCCAAGCAGAGGGATCACGAAAAACTCTCGTAGTTCGCAAATCAATTCTAGCGCTTCCACTAGAATAATCAAAAATATCTACACGACCATTTGCACCTATGGTAATGTTAGCCCATGTAACACCGCCTGCTGCATTATACTCCAGCATTGAACCTGCACTGCTTCCATTTTTTTGCCACACGGACAAAGTAAATTTTCTACGGTTTGTAGCTGTGCCAAATGTTCTGGTTAGTTTGGCGTCATCATTTCTGTTAAACCGGATAGACTGATCTATCTCATATCCTGTTGCCTGACCAGCAGCACCCATTAAAAGATTATTACTAAATACCATTCTTATTAATCCTAACTATAAGCTTGAGTCATAACTGCTTGAATATTTTCAGCAGTATCATCAGAGGAAACTGAAACTACTATGTAATCTAATCTGTCCATTGCATTATCGCCTGTTGATAATGTTGGGGCTGTGCCGCCAATAAAGTTCCAACAGGCATTATAAGCAACCGTACCAGAGCCACCATCCTGCATTAGAAGAATACTACCAACTTGTCCTACTCTTGCATTGGTAGGTCGTGCCAGTGTATGTGCAGCAGTAACAGAGGTAAAGAAGTTCTGTGCTATACCAAAGTTCAAAGATACAGATGTCACACCGTTAATTGCAGTGGTATGTACAGCAGCCGCAGCAGACTCGCTTAGTTGTAGTTGTCCCTCCAGAGAAGTATTACCAGATACTCTAACAGTACCAAGGAAACCAGAGTTACCTGTAATTGTAGCTGTACCTGTAATATGTACAGTACCCTCCAGAGAGGTTGCACCACTAACCCTGACAGTTCCTAAGAAGCCTGAGTTACCCGTAGCAGTAACAGTGCTAAGAAGATTTACTGCGCCACCTACTGATAGTGTAGATGCAAGAGATACTGCTCCACCAACAGTAACTGTTCCACCAAAGTTTGAGTTACCTGAAACAGATACATCATCTTCAAACTCTGCTTTACCTGTGGTTATAAGTGTACCACCAATAGAAGTATTACCAGCTATATTTACTGCACCAGATACTGACACTGCATCTTCAAAGATTGCTGCTCCAGCTACTGTAACTGTACTTGCAAAGTGTGCTGCTCCTCCTACTGATAGTGTAGAAGCCAAAGACACCGCTCCACCTATGGTTACAGTTCCACCTATATTAACATTACCTGATACTGATACACTATCTTTAAACGTACCGGCACCTACTACAGTAACTGTGCTTGCTAGATTTGTCGCTCCTCCTACACTAAGAGTAGATGCAAGAGATACTGCACCTGTAACACTAAGTGTACCACCAATAGAAGTATTACCGCCAACGGCCAAGTTACCACTGACAGATACATCTCCATCATAAGTAATTCCTCCAGCAGCAAAGAGTGTTCCGCCTACCGAAACATTACCCCCTATATCTACATTGCCGCTTACAGATATACTATCTTCAAAGATGGCTTTTCCGGCCACTGTGACGGTGCTGGCAAGATGGGTAGCCCCACCTACCGAGAGAGTAGAGTTAAGGCTCACAGCCCCTGCTATGGTTACTGTAGAGGCAAAGTTTGCTGCACCTCCCACACTAAGGGTTGATGCAAGGCTAACTGCCCCGCCTACAGTTACTGTACCACCAAGATTTGTATTACCGCTTACTGATACATCATCATCAAATGTGGCGGCTCCTGTGGTCATCAAAGTTCCACCTACTGAGGTGTTACCTGCTATGTCCACATTACCTGATACGGATACACTGTCTTCAAATATTGCAGCCCCTGCTACCGTTACTGTTGAGGCCAGATGCGTTGCACCTCCAACACTTAATGTTGAAGCAAGTGATACCGCTCCTGCTACTGTAACCGTGCTTGCAAAGTTAGCTGCCCCGCCAACACTAAGGCTGGATGCCAGACTTACTGCACCACCAACTGTTACAGTACCTCCTAGTCTGGTATTACCGCTTACACTTACATCATCTTTAAATGTTGCTACACTACCAACTGTAAGTGTAGATGCCAGTGACGTTGCAGATGCTACCGTTAGTGTTCCATTTATATTTATATTACCGCTGACTGATACTGTATCTTGGAAAGTAGCTGCACCAACAACATTGAAAGTACCACTTACTGATACATTACCACCAGCATTTATAAATCCTGATACGGAGATGTTTGTGGCAATACCAAGTTCAGCTTCCACGTTTGTAAGATTAGAACCATCACCATAATAAAATGCAGCAGTTACATTACCAACTACATTCATATTACCACTTACTGATACATTATCTCTAAACTTTGCAATGCCTCCTACACAAACAGAAGAAGCAACATCCAAACGTCCACTAACTGATACATCATTATCAAACTCCGCTTTGGAGGTGAAGGTGGCTGCACCAGCCGCTGCAAATGTTCCACCAACTGAAACATTGTTTTTAAGTATTGCTGCATTCTCTACTGTAACTGTAGACTTAAATGTTGCAGCCCCTACCGCTGTTACTGTACTTTGTAGTTGTGTTGCACCTGATACAGTTACCGTACTGGCAAACTGTGCGGCACCTGCAACTGACAGACTTGACTGTAGGTGTGCAGCGCCAGCAACTGTGGCAGTACCGCCTACATAGAGATTACCACCTACCGTAGCATTGCTTACTGATATGTTACCGGCAATCGTTGCAGTTACACCACTAAGGTTTGAGCCATCTCCAAAGAAAGAACTTGCACATACTTTATCATCTACATGAAGGTTTCCATCCAGAGATACTGACCCATCTACTCCTAATGCACCAGTAATCTGTACTGCATTGGTAGCTACCTTCAAGGCAGTGTTAACACCATCACCTGTCTGGACTGCTTTCAGGGAAGTGTCTACACCAGTATTGCTAGTTGAAGAACTAACAAGTATAATCTGCTTATATGTATTTGATATTAGTTGACTTGTTAAATCGCTCATATTAGATTCCAATACTTCTCTGTTAATCCCCAAGTTGTACTGGCCTGACTCCATTCAAGATTACGTCCACCTGTATCAGGACGAGGATTAAGAATAGCTGGATTATCTCTTACATCAGGCACATGATTTTGAGGATGGTTCTTCAGATCAAACTGTCCTTCAAAGTCTTCCGGGCATACCAGCATCCCATAACTGTTCATTCTCATAATACGATGTGGATAGACAAACCCACATGTATCGCACATAGCTAGTGCATTTTTATTACTAGCCACTAGACATACCTCAATCTAGGAACAACTTTCATAACTGCTCGTTCTCTATTTGATAACATTGCTAATGCTAATTTTTCTTCATAATTAACTTTTAACATATTAATTCGTTCCATTGGAACATTAGGTCTTTTCATGGACATATTATATGCCAGACCACATGTTAAACAAGGAAGAAAACTTTTATGTATATCTGCATTTTGTATTGCTGATTTATTAACATCCTGAAGTTCAGAAATAATTTCTATCTTTAATACATCTGTAGAATTATCAGGAAGAGGCCAAAGAGATAATACAGGATTATCACGTTCTTTCCGAAGTGAGTATTGACTAGGACGGCCTGTCTGTGTCTTATTAGGAATAAGAAGATACTCCTCTGGGGAAATACGTTCTAGCTGTAAATCAGTGCTATCTCTATTTAATACTACTTCCAAAGCATCTATAGTAGAAGATGCAAGAGAATAAGTTGTGGTGCTTGCAGCTACAGTTACACTAGAAACAGAAGTACTCCAAAGAAGTATACCTCTATTCTGCCAATCTTTAAGCATAAGATTAACTGATCTACGTGCAGAAGCAGGTTCATGACCAAGAGTACTTTCACCCCCAATCATTTCCATTGCTTCTTGTATAACCTCATCTATATCAAGGTTAAAATCATATGTACCTGATACTGCCATTATTCCATATCCACCGTAGCTTCACCCCATGCAGAATGATTACAAGATTTACAACCACATTCACAACCTTCTTTGTCACAATGACAACAGCAATCACATTCTAAACATTTTTCTGTTTCATTCATTTTTTAACTCTTTTTCTAACTGTTTTTTTCTTTTTAGTAAATGTTTTTACGTTTGTAGGTTTACCACGAACTCCTTGTGGCTTTGCTCTTTTTCTAGTTACTGCACTTTTTCTTTGTGTAGCAGTCATTGATTTAGCTTTAGATCGTGGCACACATTTTGGATATTTTCTTTTTTTAGATTTAGTAGATGTACGACCACAGGCTTGGAACTTACCCTTTTTCTTGGGCGCACCAATGTCCACCCAATCTCCTTTTGGGCCTTTTCCAAACCATTCTTTCAGGCTCATACGTAAGTGCCGCCACGCTTCTTATATGTTTTAACTAACCAAGCATTAGCATATGCACTAGGATACACATCAAATTTACGTTTAGCTTCAGACTTTACTCTTGAATATAAAGCTTTATTTTTTGGTGTAGGTGATTTGCTTTTTGATTTAGTTTTACGTTTTCTTACGACTGCCATTTGTACCTCTTGCTTTTCTAATAGCTTCCTTACCTTTTTTAAATATAGAAGCTACTTGACTTTTACCCATAACTTTAGCACGTTGTTCTCCTACAGTTAGTATTTGTATCTTACGAGCATAAGGTTTATTTATTCGTTTAACCTTTGCTACTGTTGCTCTAGCATCTGCTGGAGTAGCAAACTTTATACCAACGGTATCTTTTGGATTTTCATCAGTATAAAGTCTTCGACCAGAACCTTTAGGTTTTTTACCCGTACCAACTTTAGGATCACTTTTTTTAGACATTACTTAGTGCGGCCACCACGGGAACGATATTTGGTTTTCATAGCACCACCTTTAGCACGGTACTTGGTTTTCATACGACCGCCACCAGCCATTTTTTTTACTTTACTTCTTCCTTTTGTTTTTCTTTTTACTGCCATTTTTTTTCTCCTCTGCATAAAGATTATTAAATGTTACATTAGGATCCATGTAACTATCGTCTATTTCTGCTGAATGGATATATTGACTTGGAACAAAATCTGGTGCGCCTTCGCCAGCTTCCCACAAAGCAGGATTAGTTATTCTAACTCTATTATTAGGTAATGCTACAATATTACCTGTATATTCATCTGCATCTAAAAGTTCTAATACATGTGATTGTTTATGTTGTGCTGGATCATCTGATATATGACTATCTGTATAATCTATTGTAAACATATAACGACCAGTATAAAATTCTCCATCTATTTTACAAAGCCACGGACTTGAAGATACTCTATCCATTACAATTAATGCATGATTTCTTGATGAACAGTCCCACGGTTGGGCTAAGTGTGTTGGCATTCTTTCCGGCCATTCATCCAATCTATTGTCTGCAATTAATGCAGTGATTGGCATTCTGGCCCACATCGCACCACCATGTATATTTTCATCTTCATCACAACCTGTAAACACAATATTAAAACTTAAACATCTATCTGGTATTGTATTTACAGCTATTGCTAATGCATGTAGATATTCTCCTTCATATTGTTCGTGATTATAAGTATACTCTTTACGCACCCAACATTTAAAATGTGGGATATTAGAACTTAAATACGTCAAAACTCTTTAACACCTCCATCGTTTACGAGCTTGTCTTAGTCTGCTATTAGGATTCTTAGCAGCCTTTGGAAACTTCTTCATTTGTCCAGCAGATCTGGCGCAATAAGACTTACGCCTTGCTGCACGTTTACCTGTAGGTTTCTTTTCAGTTACCGCAGTTTTTAACTTAGAACCGGGGTTCTGTCTACGGTATTTAGCTACACCTTTTTTAGTCATGCCAGCACCAGACTTGGTAGGACGCTTCATGCCCCGACCAATAGTAATGCCCTTCATGTTACTGGGCTTTCTTTTTTTCTTTACTGCCATAACTATTCCTATGGTTTTATTCTAGCTTCAAGTAAGGACGTAAGACCAGATGTTCTCTGTTTAGCTGCCCCTCTCTGTGCAGTCTCTCTTTCTAAAGCAGATGGCATTTCTTTAAGACCTTCTTTAGTTGCAAGTTCAGGTAACATGCCTCTTATACTTTTATCTGCTAATAAATCTGCTATACTAAGACCTGTTATAACCGGACCTGTTACAGCAAGTGTTGGAGGAAATGCTGCTCCTAGTCCTGCTGCTAAACCTGCTAGTCCCATGCGTTTAGCCCCAAATGTACCAAGCTGTCTTACAATAGCTTTAGTTGCTTGTTTATTTTTAGCTTTATCTAATGCTTGTTTTGCTTTCTTACGTCCTTTTGGTGTAAACTTACGACTAACATTAACAGCACCTTTGCGACCTTGATTCGCTAATAATGCAAGTCCTCCAAGTTCTATAACATTTTGAAGTCTTTTAACAGCTTCAGGACCAAATTGCTCTCTGGTATAATCTCCTAAAGGATTTTCCATACCTACTGTAACACGGCCTACATCCAAAGCAGATTGTGTTACAGGAGAATAAGGATCTTGAAAAGCTGGATACATCAACTGAGATTGATTAACCGGACCTCTTTGATCTAGCAGTCCTCTATTATCTTCTGTAAACCTTTCCATAATTAATCATACATCATTGCTACAAGATCATTACCACGTACTGATTTTTTAATCTTACGTTTGGGTTTACCTACTTGCCCACCGGCTTTCTTTTTTGTCAATCCTTCTTCAAAAGCTCTTTCTAACATTTTTGTTGCTTCAGAATCTGCTATTTCACCAAGATCTGTTTCCAAAACACCTTCACCTAATAGATCTCTAAGCTGATCTCCAGTGTACTCTTCAGATAGTTTTCTTTCTCCAAGATCATTTCTTGCTCTTGCTCTGGAAGTTTTTAAATCATCGCCTTGATCAAGATAATCTTGAACTTTGTTATCAAAAAACTCTTGATCAGTTTTACGAGCAAAACCGGGATCAGCTTGAATATCTAATTTAGTTACTGGAGATTTAGGATCTGATGCTTGACCAACAATATTAGGTAGCTGGCTTTCGTCATCTAATCCTTTAGCTAGATCTCTACTTGTTGTTCCTTTAGTAACTGTAACTTTACCAGTATCAGTATCACGTTTTTTCTTAGATACTGGTCTTACTTTAACAGGCTCTCCTTCAGCAATCTTTTTTTCTTTAAAATATTTTCTTAAAGCTGCTCTGTCTAGTTTATTTTGTTTACTGTTAATTTCTTTATTTAGACTTTTTGTTAGCATTTCTACTTGTTTAAAATCTGATTCTTTGTCAGCATTTTGTTTAGTTTTAGAAATAGATGATAATAATTTATTTTGTTCTATTTCAGACTTTTCTAATCTGTTCATAGTTTTTACAAGTTCTTTTGCTTTTGGGCCTTTTAAATCAACAGCTTTAGATCTTGTAAGAGTTGTAGGAGAAAGTTTACCAATTTGACTAATTATATTTTTTCCTGATGTTGCTTCGGCAGGAACATCAGCTAATTTTTTCCGTGCTTCTTCTATAGACATGCCTGTTGGTATATCTATAACATCATCACTTGATTCTACTCGTTGACGTTTTATAGTAGCTAAAGGATTTTCTAAAATTTTATCTAATCTTTTTTCTTGTAGTATTCTATTTTCTTCAGCAGAAAGTTCTTTTTGAGTTTTAGTTTTAGTTTGTATGGGAAATTTAATATCTAAACGAGATGCTTCACCTCTTTGATATGGACCTCCCGGTATCATAGGTGCTAGGCCACGTCTAAGATCTTCCATTAAACGTGGCTCAGAAACAGACATAGGTAATTCTTCTGGAGAATATCCAGCTTTAGCAGCTAATTTTTTTATAAGATATTTTTTAATAGCAGACATGTTTTATCTCCTAATAAAAATTAGTCTTCTACTTTAAAAGATTTGCCTTGTTCGTAGTCTTCATCAACTACAACATCCTGTGGCGGTCCCTGAACTTGCGGTCCTTTACGTGCAGCA